TTCCGGCTGTGGTGAGGTCGTGACATCGTCTTAACCTATTGAACCTTCATGGACTCATAGGGATACACTAAGGGCGGGGACTCAGACGGGTCCCCGCCCTTACCTCTGGAAGGAGCACATGTGAAGTACGCCTCTGCAACGTTCTGGGAGGGTCTCGCCGAGCGGGCCATCTCAACCTTCTCGCAGTCCCTCGTCGGCGCCTTCGGTGTCGGCACCTCGATCTTCGGCCTGGACTGGAAGGGCGCTCTCGGCATCGCCGGCGCCGCCACCATCGCCTCGGTCCTGAAGTCGTTCTCCCTACCTGAGGAGACCGACCGCGCCGTGGCCGCCTCCGAGCTGGACGCCTACACCCCGCGCCACGCCTCCGGCCCCCTGGCTGGCTGAGGTAGCCATGCTTGCCGCAGAGTCGTCCCCGTCGCCGATCGTCGCAGTGCTGACCTCGCCGGATGTCATCGCGGCGGGGACGGCCCTGCTGGTCGCACTCATCACCTGGCTGAAGATCACGATCAACCGCCAGCAGGAACGTCTAGAGGAGAGGATGACCCGTATGAGCGCCCACGTAGTGAGGGCTGCGAACGCCGCGGAGTCGGCCTCGGAGGGCGTGCACAACAACCACGACTCGAACCTGCGGGACGACCTCGACGCCAAGTTCGGGCAGGTCCTGGACGGCCTGGCTCGTCTGACCTCCTCGGTAGACGACCTGCGGGAGTCGGACCGGCAGCACGACGCACGCATGGCCCGCCTGGAGACCCAGATCGAGGGTGTCCGCAATGACGCCAGGACTGATAGGTCCCACCTGTACACGGAGGTCCAGTCATTGCACGATCGGATTGATAGGGTTAAGACTGAGACGAATCCGTTACGTCAGGAGCCCAGATGACCTCCCCCACCGCCACGATCACCGGCCGCGTCGTAGGGCCTGACGGCCTGGGGCGCCTGGGCCGGCTCACCCTCACCCCCGCCAGCCTCGGCACCCCGCTCCCGGCCCGTGACATCGTCGCCGGTCGGGCGTCGTTTCGGATCGACACTGACGGATATCTGGTAGGTCAGACGGGCCGCGAGGCGTCCGTCGCCGCGGGAAACTATGAGATAGATCTCAATATTCCGGGGGACCTAGGCGCCCACATCCGCACGACTCGAACCCTGGCCGACGGCGAGACGTTCAACATCGCCGACCTTCTCACGGCCATCCCTGCGCCAATTCCGCCCGGCCCGACACCGCAGCCTCCTCAGCCCCAACCGCAGCCGCCCAACCCTCCCCAGCCGCCTAACCTGTCACCGGACCCCGGCGCTAGGGGTGTCCGCATTTCGGGACAGCCGGGTATCCTTGAGGCTATCAATAGGTCTGAAGTCATAGACCTTGGCAATGGAGTACTCACCTGGAGGTAGGACGGCTATGGCCGATCTCACATGGTACAGCCGCGAGGGCGCCGATCAGCGCTTCCTGACGAAGAGTGAGGCCGCCTCCTTGGCCTCGAAGGAGGAGAGCGCTCAGGGCGACGCCGCCCTCGGCAGTCGGATCGACGCCGTCAAGGCCGTAGCCGAGGCGGCCCTCCCCTCGTCCACGGCCTCCTCCACCTACGCCACGAAGGCTGAGGTGGAGGCCGTCAAGCAGTCCATCCCCCAGGTCCCGGCGGCCCCGGACCTGTCAGGCTACGCGACCAAGGTCGAGATGCAGGCCGCCGACACCTCGCTGGGTCAGCGCATCGACAGCGTCTCCGGAGTCGCTACCGCCGCGGCCACGAAGGCCGAGCTGGCCGGCTACGCGACGAAGTCCGAGCTGTCCCCCTACGCCACCTCGGCCGCCGTCGCCAGCACCTACGTCACTAAGGAGTCCCTGTCTGGCTACCTGACCGCCTCCGATGCCGAGAGCACCTACGCCACGAAGGCGCAGCTCGCCCAGGCCCAGCTCGGAGGAAACCAGAACGCCCCGGACCTGTCGGGACTGGCCACCAAGGCCGAGATGCGGCAGGCTGACTCAGCCCTCGGAGCCCGCATCGATCAGGTCAAGGCCGCCGCCGACGCCGCGCTGCCGTCAACTACCGCCTCCTCCACCTACGCGACGAAGAGCGAGGTCTCCTCGGCGGACTCCTCCCTAGGGACCCGCATCGACGCCGTCAAGAAGACCGCTGAGGCGGCCCTCACGCCATCGGCAGCGGCCTCCACGTACGCCACCAAGGCGGAGGTCTCCGCGGCCCGTCAGACGGCCGACGGCGCCCTCTCCAAGACGGAGGCCGCATCCAAGTACGCCGCCAAGGCGGACCTGTCGGACTACCTCACCGCGGCGGCGGCAGAGTCCACCTACGCCACCAAGAAGCAGACGGCAGGGATGGGGGAGAGCATCCGCGCCGCCCGAGCGCTGGCAGACGCCGCCCTCCCCAAGGCCGATGCCGCTACCGCCTACGCCACTAAGGCCGAGCTGTCCACCGTCCGCTCGGCGATCCCCACGGTCCCGCCGGCGCCGGACCTCGCCCCGTACCTGAAGACCGCAGACGCCGACGGCCGCTATGCGTCCAAGGCCGACCTCGCCAAGGCTCAGGCTGGGGGGCACGTAGACCTCTCCTCCTACCTGACCCGAGACGACGCCTACAGCACCTTCGTGCAGCAGCTGAACCTTGAGCGCGAACTCGCCCAGCGGGCTAGCCTCGAGGACATCAACGCCGTCTCCAGGCGAGTCGACGCGCTCAGCAAGACCATCACCCCATTCAAGCCGGGCGAGCGCTACTACTCGCCAGTGACCTATTTCTGGCCGGACTACTACCAGAAGCCGCCGAACGTCTCGAGGTGGGGCCAGATTCTGAAGTTCGCGGGCTCTCTGGGCATCGTCATCCTCAACCGCAACAGCGGCAACTGGGACACCTACGACAAGGACTTCGACACGCAGGCGAAACTGGCGCTGGCCGCCGGTGCCCGCCGGGCCGTGTTCTACGTCAAGACCCAGTACCTCGCCGCGACCCTCCCCGCCGGTGACCCCGGCCGCAACAACATTCCGGACGTGGACAAGTACACCGAGGACTACATCTTCGGACAGATCGCCAAGGCGAAGTCGCAGTACGGAGACGTCTGCCAGGGCGTGTTCCTGGACGAGACGATCAACGGCTGGGGCGCCCAGGCTGGCCGGGTCCCGGCCTACAAGCGCCTCATCGACCGTATCCGCACCGCCTACGGCAAGGACTTCCTCATCGTCGTCAACTCGGGCTCGAACATCTCCGAGGAGATGTGCAAGCTCGACTTCGACGTGTGCATGATGTTCGAGAAGGACGCCTCAGCCTTCCTCGTGGAGGACCCGGGGACCCCGATCCTCCCCGACCACATGAAGGCGTACCCGTCGACCCGCTGGTGGGCCGTCGTCCACGGCGTCACCAGCGAGAACTACAAGAGCGTGTTCGACAAGGCCGACAAGCTCGGCATCGCCCACCTGTACATCACGGACGGGCAGCTGCGCGAGGACCCTCAGCGCGGCGGGCAGTGGGAGCCTGTAGGTAACCCCTACGCAAACCCGCCGTCGCAGCACATCCTCGACCTCGTGGTCCCGTGGCTGAAGGGCTACCTTCCGCTGAAGCTCGAGGTGGATGAGCTCAGGACTCGCCCCAAGGTTCTCTCGCTCGGTAAGCGCGAGGTGGTCCCCGCAGGCACTCCGGCAGGAACGATCATCGTCAGGAAGGACGCATAGTGGCCGACAGCATCTTCCCACCGCTCGGATCGTGGTGGCGCAGCCGGGGCTCTCAGCAGGGGGCGGGGGCGACGCTTCCCGCCGGAGCCTCCACCACCCCCTACGACGACTCCGCGATGCCTGCGGGGTCTCGCAGGTTCACCTTCGAGATCGACTACCGGGACACCTCCGAGGCCCGTATCGACCTGCGTGTGAACTGGTTCAACGACCGCAAGGTCAAGCTCGATGGACCCTACCTCATCACTACCGTCACGCTCCCGGCCGATCAGACGAAGGTGCTGGCCGACGTCGAGCTGCCAGCCGGTACGGCGCCCCGGTGGCTCCCGTCGATTGCCGTCCCGGCCGGATCGGGGGAGGCCGCGATCTCGTCCCTCAAGGTGTACGAGACTCCCGCCAAGCCCAACCCCGTGACCGTGTGGGACGGCGCCAAGGAGGTGCCGGTAGCGGTGACAGTGTGGGACGGTGCCAAAGAGGTGCCCGCAAGTATCGAGTTCCAGGCGTAAGGAGACGCATGTCGGAAGAGAAGTCGAGCCAGTGCCTGCCGTCGCAGGTGACCATCAACATCGGCACATCGGGGGTGAAGATCAACGATGGCGGGCAGCCTCCGGCACCGGCCGTGGACCTGACGAAGTACGTCACCCGCGAGGCCGCCGACTCGCTCTACGCGCCCCGCACTCAGGTGGAGGCGCTGTCGTCAGTCGCCACCTCCGCCCAGGCCGCGGCCGACAGCGCCAAGGCGCTGGCCGGAAAGGCGCTAACGAAGGAGGCCGCTGACGCCACCTACACGCCGAAGACTCAGACGGCCGCCATGGGCGACTCGATCCGGGCCGCCCGGGCCGTGGCCGACGAGGCCAAGGCCGCCGCCAGCGCCGCCCTGACGAAGTCTGCCGCAGACGAGGCATACGCCTCCAAGGGGCAGGTGTCGGCGATGGGCGACTCCATCCGGGCCACCCGCTCGGCCGCGGAGCAGACGAAGGCTGACGGCGAGGCCACGAAGCGCATCGCCGAGCACGCCGAGGAGCTGACTCAGGCCCTCGCCCGGAACCTGGCCGTCTTCCCGCGCGTGCTTCGCCTCGACAAGGATCAGGCCGTCCCGGCGGACACTCCGCTCGGCACGGTCATTGTGCGCACGGAGCGCCCCATCTCTCACGCCGATGACCTGTTCCCGCCGATCGGTGAGTGGCCGAAGATCAGTGCCGCCGAGACCGGCGATGGCGTGCGCCTGGACTTCCAGCACCCCGCCCTCGTGCCGGGCCTGGACCAGCTGAAGTCGTCGGAGGGGAAGTGGCTACTGACGATGCGCTACTCCTTCCCCGGCGGCAACTTCGGCGAGGAAGAGACCCAGGTGAACCTGTGGACCGCGCGCCGCTATCAGGAGGAGGGGCACCCGGCCCAGGTCGATCAGGGGTCGAAGATCGCCGACCTGACCGTCCGAAAGGGTGAGCACCTGGAGCTGTCACTGGAGATCGAGCCCCGCAAGGTGGACGAGAAGATCGGTGACGTGTGGGGCATCTGGATGGACGCCCCGATCCCGGTCCTGTATGTGCATGGCTTGGTGATCCGCAAGATCGCCTGAGGATAGAACAAGGCCCCCGCTTGTATCACGTCGATTACAGGCGGGGGCCTTATGGTATATCACCAAAGGTGATGCAGCTTCCAGTTCCAGCCGCTCAGGGCCTTGCCGAGTGTGGAATCCCAATACCAGCGCATACTCACCTCCTGTCTATGAGTAGAGTTCCCAGGATGAGGCGTTCCCTCCCCGGGCTTCGAAGGTGAGAATGGCTGGCCTCGTGGAGTCACCGGAGATGTTCGTCCACCAGTCACTGCCCCGGTCCGCGCTAGGGCAGGAGATGATCCAGCGGGCGTCCCCGGCCTGACTCACGGCGAAGTTGTGCCAGTGGCCGTGGACCAAGATTCGGGCGTCATGGAGGCCGCTACGGCGGCCGAACGCGAGGTCCCTGAACCATCCCGGCACCTTGCTCTGCGAGCCCGCCAGATGCCCGTGGGTGAAGCCGATGCGGGTCCCGTCGGCCGCATCCACGGTGACGGCCTCCTCCCACTTCTCGGGGCGGAAGAACTTCACGTGCTCGAAACCTGGACGGTCCTCAACGACGTCCTCGATGTTCTTCGAGATCATGATCCCGAAGTCGTCGTCCGGCGCGTTGGCTCGGCTGTTCTTGCCGGGTCCGGTTCTCACCGCGCAGTGATTGGACGGAACAGCCACGTAGTACAGGGACGAGCACAGCGGTGCGAAGGTCTTCAAAGCCTCGGCGTAGAGGCGCTGCACGGTCCTGATCTGGTCCGTGAGGGAGAGGTCGTTGGTCTGGGCCTGGCTGGCGACGTTCCAGAAGCCTTCGGTGCTGTCACCGACGTCGGCGAGGATGATGCGCTCGTACCTGCCGACGTTCTCGATGTCGTGAGCGATGTCGTTGATCGCCCGGCGCACGAGGCGGGCCGTATCCGCAGTGCCCCCGCCGCTGGCCGCTTTCCCAACCTGAAAATCCGCCATGCAGACAATTAAGGTCTCTCCCTTGTCGAGGAGCTGGAAGGGTTTCGGAAGTAGCGGCTCCCGGAAGACGGGCTCCAGGTCCTCGAAGGAGAGGCGCTTGGCCTCCTCCATCTCCATAGCGCCTGGGCGGCACTCGATCTTCTCGTAGGAGCCGTCGGCGAGGCGGACGGTCTTGCCGCGTTTCGTGATGGCGCCTACGGGGAGGTCGAAGAACGCGTCGCGACTGAACTCGTCGCGGCTCTTCCGCTTCAGGGCTCGGCGGTGCCGGCGCACTGTCGCCTCGGAGGTGTTGAACTCCTCGGCCAGGTCGATGTTTGTCTTGCGCTCCCGTTCGGGGAGCGCGTCATTGGCGATGATCGCCTCATCCAGCGGGCTCACGGGTCTCCAATCTTGGGATTGCTGGGATGCTGAGGTAAGTCTAGCCCTGTCTCCAGCCTTTTCCACAAATCGGAGGCCGGATTGATACCTAAGTGACGTCTACCGCGTGCCCATTGCGGGGCGAATTGCCTTCTGCGGCGTTACCGGTTACCTTGGAGATGTCCACCTCACTACTAAGGAGAACCTCATGACCTCCCTCTCGACCAATCACCTCGCCTTCCCCAGCAACTTCAGCCCGCTGACCGAGCGTCGCATCTCGGCCCAGGCCTGGGCCAACGCCCTGCGCCCCTACCTCCGCTACGTGAACATCGTGACTAAGGACGACGCTCCCGCCGTCCTGGCGGAGAACGGGCATGACCTCGTGCTGACCCTTACCGAGTCTGACGAGAAGCGCGGCCACTGGCCCCTGTGGACGTTGGAGGTCTACTCCCGCCGTAACGGCGTCGAGTACTCCTACAAGGTCGGCAACCTCCAGGACGTGCTAGTCTCTCTCCTGCGCGAGGTCTGACTCTCGGTCACCCTTTAGGGAGTCGGCCCGCGCCGGCAAAGACGCCTCAGAAACCCCCGGATTGACTACCCGGGGGTTTTCTGTTGCCTAGATCACCTTCTCATAAGTTGTGAGCACTTCCCCCGGCAACTCACAAAATGTAGGCTGTACCCATCACCCGGCGACGGCAGACGCCGTCCCAGATAGGAGCAGTCATGAGCATCATGGACCTGGAGAAGGTCGTGAGCCAGGCCAGGAAGGCCGCCCAAGGCTCACACACGCCCTGCGGCCCGATCACCTGGGTCTGGGGCAAGGAGGACCTGAAGGCCCTCGTGAAAGCCATCCACGCCTCCCAGAAGGTCGTCATGGACCTGGAGACCACCGGCCTGGACGAGTACGCGGAGGCCGGCGGAGACACCAACGGCGGCTACCCCGCGCGCATCGTCCTGGCCTCACTCACTCTCCCGAACGCTGAGCGCGCCGCGGCCGGCGCCTACGACTGGCGCACCTTCGACGGCGAGCAGCCGATGACCTACCTCGTGCCCCTCTCGCACCCGGCCAGCCCCCTGCTCGGCGCTTGGAGGAAGGTCATGGCGATCATCGGCCGCGAGATCAACCGCAGCGGGAAGCCCTTCGTCAACGCGAACATCAAGTTCGACGCCCGATGGGTCTTCGCTCAGGCCGGCGTGGACCTGTCCGACCGGATCGAGTGGGACACGACCGTCTCGTCCCAGCTGGTGGACACCGAGGCTCGCACCCGCCTCAAGATTCGCGCCGCGCGCGACTTCGGTATCGAGGAGTGGGACGACTTCGACCTCAGCACCCCCGGAGCCGCCGAGCAGGTGGACCTGATCCAGCTCGGCGAGTACGCGGCGCGGGACACCTACTACACCTGGAAGATCGAGGAGGAGCACCGCGAGCAGATGTTCCTCACCGGTGACGAGGAGCCCTTCGACTCCGACGACATCCAGATGGCCCGCCTGGGCAAGGTCGCCACCTACGTATCTATGCCTACTGTGAAGACCCTCACGAAGGTTGAGCAGCGAGGCTTCCTCCTCGACGTCGACTGGGTCCACGCCAAGATCGAGGAGATGGACGCCCTGCGACTGAGGGCCTGCGAGGACATCCTCGGCCTGTACGGGACAGCCCCTGCCCCGGCGCCGGCGAAAGACGGCGTGACCACGGCCGCTACGTCGAAGTGGTTCCAGGGCTTCGTGGCCCAGGCCATCGAGGCCGGCGACCTGCGTGTGACGGCCCGCACGGACTCCGGCAACGCCCAGTGGAACAAGGCGGTGCTCATCGCTCAGCAGCGGCAGGGCAGCCCGGCCGCCGACGCGCTTCTGCGTCACCGCGACGCTACGAAGACGCTGGAGTTCCTCCGCTCGTGGCTGGAGCTGCGTGACCCTAACAACGTGATCCACGCCACCTACAACGTGGGCTTCGTGAAGACCGGCCGGCTTAGCTCCAGCACCCCCAATATGCAGCAGTGCCTACAGGGGGCTGACGAGGTCCTGACCCGCTCCGGCTGGACCCGTCTCGACGAGCTCAAGCCAGGTATCGAGATCATGCAGGTCTCGGAGACCGGTGGGGGGTCGTGGGTCGTCCCGACCGGCTACGTGAACAAGCCCTACGCGGGAAACATGGTCCGCATGAAGTCCGACTGGATCGACGTGCTCATGACTCCCGACCACCGCCTGCTGACCCTCACACGTGGAGACGCTCCACGGTGGGAGCGGGCCGCTCAGTGGGTGGGGACTGACGGCAAGGTCGTCGATCGCAAGTTCATCCGGGCGCTGACCACGTCCCCGGACGCCCCCAGCCTCACCGAGGATGAGAGGCTCGAAATGCGTACGGCTATCGCCATGCAGGCGGACGGGTCGAGCGACGGCAACTTCTGGCAGGCGACTGTCTGCAAGAAACGCAAGGGAGAGGCCCTGATCGAGCTCGGCGGGGACCGCCGCCAGTGGAAGGCCGGGACACGCTACGTCCTGAGGGCTCGCAAGGACTCTCTGTCCCGGTGGCTCGACCCCGTCACCAAGAACTTCCGCCCGGAGCCGTTCCTGGCCCTCAACCGTGAGGACTGCGCGTGGGCGCTGGACGAGATTCTCCGTTGGGATGGGGACTCCGTACGGGGGTGCACCTACACCCAGAGCCAGACTCGGAGGGCCTCCGTTGACCTGGTTCAGGCACTCGCCGCCCTGTGCGGGCGGTCGACCACCCTCTACGCGAAGCGGGTCGACGGGGTCACGTACCCGACCGCCAACCTCCACCGCAAGGCCGTCCGGTACGCCTCCCGCATGTGGGTGACGGAGGAGGCGTACGACGGTCGGGTCTACTGCGTATCCGTGCCTTCCGGCGCTTTCCTGGCCCGCAGCGGCGGGACAGTATGGGTCACGGGCAACTGCTCTGCCAGGCTCAAGCCGGCGTTCATCCCCCGTCCTGGACACGTCCTGCTCGACCTCGACTACAGCCAGGTCGAGCTGCGCGTGGCTGCGTTCATCTCACGCTCTCAGCCGATGATCGAGGCGTTCCAGCGTGGTGATGATCTTCACAGGCTTCTCGCGGCGAAGATCGCCGGCAAGGCGCCGGAGGATGTCACCTCCCTGGAGCGCAAGCGGGCCAAGGCCGGCAACTTCGGCCTGCTCTACGGCATGAGCCCCGGCGGCTTCCAGTCCTACGCCGCCACTGCCTATGACGTTTCTCTCACTTTGGCAGAGGCCCAGGCCGTCCACAGCGCGTTCTTCGAGATGTGGGACGGCATGCGCCAGTGGCACGAGAAGGCGAAGCGCCGGGCCTACGAGCGCGGCTACGTGACGTCGCCGATCGGCCGCACCCAGTGGCTCTCGGACCTCTACTCGAAGAGCTCGTTCAAGTCCTCCCACGCCGAGCGCAACGCCCTGAACAGCCCCGTGCAGGGCTTCGGCTCGGACCTCATGCAGATGGCCGCAGCGTCGATCATGGGCACGCTGCCGGGCTACCCCCTCCCCAAGGTCGAGGGCGCGCACGTAGTGGCCACCGTGCACGACGAAATCTGCATCGAGGTACCGGAGGACCGCTGGCAGGAGATTCTGGTCGAGTGCAAGCGTCGGATGGAGGACGTGAACACCTTCCTGCGCCCGCTCGACTGCCAGATGGACGTCCCGATCGTGGCCGGCCCGTCGGCCGGTACCCGCTGGGGTGTGCACGACCTGCACGATGAGGACGACCCGCTCCCGCAGGTCTGATACCTACCTCACACCATTGAGACATGCGTCTCAAATCATCAAAACCGGGAATACGTTGGAAACATTGGGAAAAGTGACCTATTCCCAGATTATCGGAGACATGCGTCACACTTACACCCCAAATTCCTGAGACATACATCTCAAAACTCAGGAATCCGGAATACGCAGTGATTGCAACGGATTCTAGCCTATTCCCAAACCGCTCAGAGATCTACACCACACTTTAGGAGACACCGTGCGCAACGCACTTCGCACCTACCCCGCCCGCCCCGCCACCTTCCAGGGCCGGCCTGCCGTCCAGATTCGCGACAGCAAGAACGAGATCGAGTACTGGGTCGAGATCACCGAGACGCCGGACTCCGCCGGCCGCTACCACGTCGTGAACCTCCTGTGCCGCCCTGACGAGGGCGTTCGCTTCCCCGACAGTGTTCCCCACCGGACCCTCTGCGAGATCGCCGCAAACGTGCTTGAGAGGGCCGAGAAGCCGGCACGAGGGGGCAACCAGTACCGAGGGGCCCCTGTCGAGACCCTGCGCGCAATGGTCGAGGAGGGCAAGACCCGCACCGACATCGCCAAGGAGCTCGGCCGCAGCATCTACACCGTGGACGCCTGGCTGAAGCGCGCCCGCCGCCTCGACCCGACCTTCCCCGGCACGATGACGAAGACCGGCAAGCGCCGCCCAGCGCGCAACAAGCCTCCTCGGAGGAAGACCCGGACGGACGTCTGAGCCCCCTTCCCGAAGGGCCCCAGCCGCGATGGCTGGGGCCCTTTTGCGTGCCCTGAATCACATCAACACGCCGGTGACACATGCTGAGACAGTTGTCCGCATAGTGAGAAAGTGACTGCGGTCACGGCGGTTTAAGCACGGTTGGTAGGGTAAATAATGCTTATGTCAAAGTGTGTATGCCAAGTTACAGATTCCCCTTGACTCGGGCGTGTCGCACCGCAACTTCCGCGTGTCGGGCCCCATTACTCGGATTACTCCGTATGCCTGCATACTATTCCCAGATAGGGTGTGATGAATGTCTAAATTTTAAACCCCTATTCCGTGAACAACGCCACCGTTTTACGCTTGCAACGGCCTCCGGAATTTGATACCCCGCGCGCCCGCGCGCGCCCACACACACTCGCGTCCTTCCCCCGGACGTAGTCC